CGAACTACCGATACAAGATACTGGGAAAGCTCATCCGCGCAAATGGTGAGTACCTCTTTGTGTTCGATCTTACCTCTACGGAAGTGTACCAGGAGCCAGTGTCGATGGATAAGCCTAAGACCCCGCAGCTAACCATTGACCGTGAGTTTCGTGATCTGATTCGCCCGCTCATGAAGGATGAGTTCTTTCAAGCGCTCGCCAACATCAATCATCTAATCACCACCTATAGATAATTCTATAGCATTTCTGAGTGATATGAAATCTATACAAAATGCGAATTGATTAGAAATTTTGAGTGATTTTGGAGGCGGCGGTGCTTCATTTCAATTATTCTCTATGGTATAATTGAGTGAAAGTAATCGAATTGCTGAGTGATTATCATGTGTGGAGGAGACTCTCATGTTCAAGCGCAAGAAGGCACTTCTCATTGTGGGTATTGCTTTTTTCTTTTTGCTTGCTTATATCGCAGTCGCATCTCTTGTTCCAAAGACTCCCTATCCGAGCATGCGGAGAATCGCTTCGTATGCAGCACACGGCAACACAGCCAATGGAGATCATTACATTGACCTCCCCGGTCTGAAAGAGGGACAGCTGGTAGTTATCGAAGCTGAGAATGGCAGCGGCGTGAATGGAAGCTGGATCAGGCATTCATCCACCGAAACTTTTGTGCTGGAAGGACAGGGTCTTACCGATGGAAAACTGGAATATGAAGTCAGAGAGGATGCTGACTATACTTTTCAGCTGAAATGCGATGATGCAATATTCGATGTTTCCATCAGTGTCTGGGAAAAGAAATAAACCATCACAGGTGATCTATATGACTGAAGCAGAGAAAAGGATGAAACGATGCTGTTTTACAGGTCACAGGCCAAGTAAGCTGAAGCAGGACGAACAAACAATCAAGCGGTCACTGGCGGCAGCTATCGATCAAGCCATCGCCAGAGGTTTCACAACTTTTATCACTGGCATGGCTCAGGGGACAGACATCTGGGCGGCAGAGATCGTGCTGGACAGGCGTAGTGCAAACCCTGATCTTAAACTTATCTCTGCTATTCCGCATCCTGATTTTGAGAAGTCATGGAAGGCTGACTGGCAGAAGAGGTACAATGCTGTTCGCAGTGCAGCTGATCTTGAGCGCACAATCTGCCCAGCTTATTCAAAGGCGGCTTATCAGAAGCGGAATATTTGGATGGTTGATCATTCTGCGCTGGTCATAGCGGTCTTCAATGGCGAACCGGGCGGTACACTGAATACGATAAAATATGCACAGCAGAATCAGATTGAAGTACTGTATGCGGAATAAGAAGCGAGGGATACGATGATTCAGTACAAAAATGGACGCTTGCACATTCCTGGCATATCATTTTCCATCCCTGAAGGATTCTATTTCTATACGGAGGTGGATTCCGTTTCAGACAACAATCTGCATTTCCTTTCGCCGGATCAAAGCTACAGTCTGAATTATCAGGCAACCTCCTCGGTGTGCGGCAGTCCGCAGAAGGATCTGGAGCTCATGATCCGAGATACCGGCAGTCATCCTCGGCAGAACCCGACGCCTATTATTGTGAACGGTTTGAAAGGGTGCTATGCAATATACGGCGGCGGTGATGAACTGTACTATGAATTGCGCATTCAGAACCCAGATGATCGTGACGAATATGAACAGCTGATTATTCTGATCATGTGCAATGAACATACTGACATTATGAGCATCATCGAATCGGATGTGTTCAAAGCAGTGGTTAATGACATACGACCAGAATAAGCTGCAAACGATAAAAGACCAGTCATTGACGACTGGCCTTTTTCATTTCTCGCAGTTTATGCAGTCTTTGATGAACTTATCGGAGAAGGTTCAATTTCAACCCCATCTCTGAAGCGAACGACCACGCGCCCATCATGGTATATGGTCATCACATCAGCGAGGGCGAAGAACAAGCCCTCATCGAACTCGTCCAGAAGTCCTTCCTGCTGACTGAAAATCTCCATAAACCACTCCGTGTTCTTGCGAATATCCATCCGTCGGCTTCGTTCAGCCTGCAGTGCCTTAAGCCGCCCATCAGCTTCTTCGTATCGTTCGACCAAGGCAGCATGCTTGCGCTGGTATTCGTCCTGATCCTGAACACTGCGGGAGTTTTCTTCGATCAGCTGTCTGGATAATTCAACCAGAACGGCAATTTCATCCGTAATGGTCCGAATGCCCGCTTCAAGTTCCGTGAGATCGCACATGGCTTCAATACCCAGTCTGCAGGCAGTAAGGGTTTCTTCCTTGAACTCCATCCGCTGATTGAGGGCATCTACGAAGGCTTCCTTCAGTTTTTCCTCGGTCAAATGCGGCGTTTTGCAGCGATGATCCTTTTTGTATTTGTCGTTGCACTGCCAGATGAAGGAGCGGTATATGTCGTTCGAGTGCCAGAGCTTTCGACCGAAAAAACCGCCGCAGTCCCCGCAAATCACTCTCGCAGAGAACAAGTGCGCTGAACTGTACCGCCGATCAAGTCCCTTCCGGCGCCCAATCTCCAGCTGAACGCGGTCGTGATCAACCGGGTCGATGATCGGTTCATGACTGTGTTCGATGTAATACTGTGGAACCTCGCCTTCGTTCACCTTCATTTTCTTTTCAAGGAAATCAATGGTGAACTGCTTCTGGAGGAGGGCGGCGCCTTTGTACTTCTCATTCTGAAGGATGCTCATTACCGTAGACGCCTGCCATTCCTTTTTACCGCCCGGAGTAGGTACTCCCGCCTCGGTCAGCGTCTTGGCGATATGAGAGCCGGTTTTGCCCAGAAGGAATTCACGATATATGAACCGCACAATCTTGGCTTCCTCTTCTACAATCTGAGGAAGTCCATCTTCTCCTTTTTCATAGCCCAGAAAATGCTTGTACCCGAGGCTAACCTTGCCATCTGCAAAACGCTTGCGCTGGCCCCAAGTGACGTTGTCGGAAATGGAACGGCTTTCTTCCTGAGCGATACTGGACATGATGGTAATGAGCAGCTCGCCTTTGCCGTCCAGCGTGTTGATGCTCTGTTCCTCGAAGTATACCGCAACGCCGCGTTCCTTCAGTTTGCGGATGGTGGTCAGGGTGTCGACCGTGTTTCTGGCGAAACGGGAGACGGACTTCGTAAGGATCAAGTCGATCTTTCCGTCAAGGGCGTCCTTGACCATGCGATTGAAGCCTTCGCGCCGTTTGGTATTCGTTCCGGTGATGCCCTTATCCGTGTAGACCTCGACGAAGATCCAGTCGGTGCGCTCCTTGATCTTTTTGGTGTAATAGTCGACCTGAGCATCGTAGCTGGTCTGCTGCTCCTCGTGCTCGGTCGAGACACGGGCATAGGCCGCAACACGCTTTTTGACTACCGGAGCCAGCGTAGTCTGCATGAAGCCCGTATTGATCGTCGGCTGGATGACCTGCACCTGCCGCTTAGTTACCTGTCTTTGCATAGCGCCTCCTCATTTGTTCAGCGGCTTTTTCCCGCATTTCAACCGTCCAGCTTTCTGAACGGGAAGGAAATGCCCATTTTACTTCATGGGTTGCGCCATCCGTCAGATGGAAAACCAGAAGGTTGTCTGGCATGGCGTCAATCCGTTCGATGCGGTTCTTTACAGCTTCCGCATCATATTCTGCAAGCCCCAGCACTTGGGTGCAGGCGTTTCTCAAGGTTTCTTCAGGGATCGCCTTCGATGCGCAGTATTTTTTGCCGCGGAGGTTATAGGTGGTGCAGCACCAAAGCCATCTGGCTTTTGCTTTCTTACGGCGGTAGTTCTTCCCGCAAATGCCGCATCGCACCAGTGAAGTCAGTTCAGAAGTCTCTCCTCCGTTGCTGCCATACTTGGCGGCTCTGCGGGCGTTTTCACGCCTTACAGCTTCGAATACCTCATGGGGGACTATGGCTTCATGATCATCCTGAATGAAGAACTGCGGCATTTCGCCTTTGTTTTTCTTTACTTCCTTTGTGATGTGATCGGTGACAAAGGATTTTTGCAGAAGAAGATCGCCGGCATATTTTTCGTTGCGAAGCATGCTTCTGATTGTTGTGCTGAACCATTCGCCTCCCAAACAGGTAGGTGCATCCTCTTCAAAGAGGATGTTGGCAATTGCCTGCTGACCGTATCCCTCAAGATACAGCTGGAAAATGCGCCTGACCAGTTCTGCTTCTTCCGGGATCATTTCGACCAGCCCGTCCACCTGATGGTAGCCGACTAGGTTGAAATGAGTGGTGTAGCCCTCTTCGAACTTCTTTCTGATGCGCCATTTGCAGTTCTCGCTGGTGGCGCGGCTTTCTTCCTGTGCCTGAGAAGCGAGGAGCGTGATCATCAGTTCGCCAGCTTCCGTTAGCGTATCGATGTTCTGTTCTTCGAAGTAAATGCCGATGCCCATACGTCTGAGGTCTCTGACCGTCGTGAGCAAGGTGACCGTGTTGCGGGCAAAGCGGCTGATGGACTTGGTGATGATCCTGTCGATCAAGCCGTTCTTGCAGTCTTGGATCAGCTGCACGAAGCGCGGGCGGTCGTCCTTTGTACCGGAATAGGCTTCATCTGCGTAGATGCCGGCGAAGACCCAATCGGGGTTGCGCTGGATGTATTCGTTGTAGTAACTGATCTGGGCGGCAAGTGAATGCTTCATTGCATCCTTATCGCACGAAACACGTGCATATGCCGCAACCCGGAGCAGTTTCCGTTCAGCCAGCTTCATCGGCTGAACCAGTTGAATGGTGCGTTCCACTCGAGATACCCCCTTTCGTAGGTGGCATATTACCGTCAGAGGGCAGCTTTATCAAGTTAATATCGCGCCAGATACTGCGGGCGGATACACCAAACTTTTCGGCAACGATTGTATCAAATTTCTCGTAGTCCTCCGCCGTGATCAGGCCCGAACCCAGCCACTGCTGGGCAATGCGCATGGTGCTCTGATAATACATGAGCGCCTTATCATCAGCCATGAGCATCACCACCCTGACCATACCGATGGGCGAGATAACAGCCCCGGGAGCAGAACTTCCTCGGGCGGCTTCCATACTGCATGAAAACGCCTCCGCAGTGCTGGCACTCAACTGAGAAGAGCTTCTTTCGAGTCATCTGTTCTGGATGGGATGACCACCATGCAATACGACACTTCGGAGAGCAGAAGCGCTTCTGCCTATGCCCGGTAGACTGCTCAAGCAGAGCGTTGCATTGCGGGCAACGGCCGGAATGAACGACAGCCTTGGGTGAAGGCATCGGCTCTGACGATATAGGGTTGCGCTTGCAGTAGGACTTGACGGTATTGACGGATATACCGAGCGCAGAAGCAATTTTGCCGAAGCTGGCACCGTTTGCCCGGAGCTTTGAGATTTGTTCTTTTTGCTGCTGGGTCACACTTTTTCTCCATTCCAGAAGGCATATTGGACACCTGCCTTCTGGCGATAAGCGAAGAAAACCCGCGAATCGAACCCCCTCGAAGAATAAAAGAATGACGCCACTCGTGTGAGCGGCGCCAATGTACTTAATGGATATCAATGAAATGCTTCTGGATACGCTTCAGCTGTTTACGGATTGCGGCTTCAGATACCCCTAACTCTGCTGCGATGGCAACATTCGTCTCACCACTGGCCTTACGAACCACAAGCCGCTGCTGTTCCTTTGTCAGACGGCTCCACCGTTCATGAAATGCACATTTGAATTCCGTCCGGCTGATTGCTTTTTCCAAAATCATCGAAGGATCAGCGGTTTCATCAGCAAGATACGAGTTCCGATCTTCAGCCTCCTCAGCATCGCCGCTGGTATAGGCCATGTAGTGAACCGGGATGTGGTAAGCTTCACGGCGGTTGGCATCGAACTCGTCATCGTCAGCAGCATGTAACTGCTGGATGAGAACCTCTGTTACACCGTCCTGTCCGGGGATGAACTCTGCAACGACACGGTCGTATGCATCATATACTTTGTAGGTCGTGCGCGCCTTCTTGGGGGTTTTAAAGTTCCTGGCCATTTTGAGTCCTTTCCGCTGAGTGCGGAAAAGCGGAAGGACACATATGCGCCAGAAAGAGATGCACCG